TCACTATCAAAATCAGCCTCACATTGAAAGTCGGCACCGCCATAAAATGTTGAATAGCCGTTATGAGTCTCATCATTATCATACTCGACAAGTCCCCAAAAAATTACATCGCTATTATGTTCTTCTTTTAAGTTAAACATTATCTCATCGGTGATATTAATTGCAAAAACCTGATCTTTAGCATAAAGGATTATGCCATTATCATCCGCATACACAGCATTATTTCCGCTTGGGGTCATAATTCTGCGGCTGTCGACATTGATTTGAAATGCAGTAGCTCCATATCCATCACCAAATATCCGCACATTGGCATTTGCATAAAAAGCCCCGATATTGTTCTCGTCGCAGATCAGAAGATGACTGGCATCGGCATACAGTGCGCGGGAGCCGGTTGGGCTATTAATAATACTTTCAGCATCAGTAGATTTAAATGCCTGACTACCTGATGGACTCATTATCGCATTATAATCAGAACCGGCAATAAATGCAGGATGATTTGTTGGACCAAAAAAACTATGTGAAGCTGAACCGGCAATTATTACATTAGTTCCTGATGGATCAGAAACATAAAGTGCATTAGCGTCAACAAATAATACATCAGAACCATTCACACCGATAATTTCTCTACTGTTACTTTTTGCCCTAAAAGACGGGTTTAAATTAGGGTCCAACAAATCAACTGAAGGAACAGAATTATTATAAACTAAATATGGAGATGAAGACGAAATATTTTCTAACTTTGTTTTAAGTGCAGTTGTGAATCTATTTACGCCAGATACAGATTCGTAGGCTGCTGCTATTTGACTTCCTGACATTACGGCATTTAATAAATCAGGGTCTGATAACTTCACGAAAGTGGCTCCTACGCCGATAGTAGTTGCAGAATAGAGTGCCCACCTTCCATCTCCATCATCTTCGACAAATAGTTGAAAAAGCAGCGAAGGGATATTATACGCATCGCGCGAAGCAATATTTGCAACAATATCAGAGCCACTACCGGCCACAAACATGTTGTAAAGCTTTTTAAGCGTGTTTCCCGCAGTCGGCACAGAATCTTTCAGTGCGTCAATAAGAGAGGCCGCTACACCTGTATTTTCTCTATTATTCAATTCAGTTTGTTGTGCAGTGCTTACAGGTTTATCAACATCACGTGTATTGTCAACCAAATCAAGCCCTACCTGTGATTTAGTAACACGATGCGGATTTGTGGTGTCGTTGATATGACTTGTTATTGCAAGCGTGATCGCAGTATCTGACACAAATACAATCTCGATACTTTGCGTAGAATAAAAGATAATTTCACCGCTAACTCCCTGATTATCCCTTTCATTACCTGACGTGTATGCATCACGCAACTCTACTTGTATCGTTTTGCCTATTTTCTTCAAACTGTTTGCGTCAGTTAACTCCAGAACCACATTCATATCTCCGACTCCAAGAAGTGCGGTGTCGGCAGATGGAAATAGAACTTTAAAAGAATAACTATCAACCGGCGTAATGGTTGCTGTTTTGATAGCCGAAAATGGAGTAAAATACTTAACCACTTTTGCATAAGAAGATAAATCAACAATACTCGTAAACGTTACGAATATATCTTCGCCTTTATAGAATATGTTATTCATAATTTACAGTTAATGTAATTGTTTGATTATCAAATATAAAATAAACAATATCTGAACCCTTATCGTCTGTTTTTATATCTCCAATAGAATAGGGATCAGAAAGTATCGCTTGTACTGATTTACTGATTAGCTTTTTGCTTGAATCTTGCAAATCAAAAACAACATTAAGACTTCCAGCGGATAAGTTCGAACTATTTATTGAGGTTATCCATGCCTTAAAATTAAATCCATCTATTATCGTAACAACCATAGATTGTTTAATATCATCTACAAAACAGAATGCCGTGAGTGTATAACCAATTAAATCTACATCAGAAATGCAATTTAATATAATGTCTTCTCCCTTATATACTATTAAACGTTTGTCCATGAGGCACCTCCATTTGTTGTTTTATACAACCCAGATATAGAACATTTTATGCCATAATTTCCAAATAGAATCTCAAAACCATAATCAGTTCGTATATACATGTATTTGTCAGAACCCCAATAACTAAACATACCATTATTTGCTATTTTTGTAAGAGTTGATAATGGTTGTATATAAAGTGTTCCTCCATTACTTCCAAGAACATAATCCTTGCTCATTAAATTACAATTCAAATTAAAACTTGTAACGAATGGGTCTTCTTTTTTACTTCCCATCATTCTTATATTGATATTGTAGTCACCAGGCTGTAATGTTACACTAACAATTATATCGTTTTCTTCTCCACCAACTCCATTAATAGACTCTCCAAAAACTTGCGTTGTGCTTGATTGAATGGTTAATTGTCCTAGCCAATCATCGCAATTAAAATTAGCACCGAAACGACATACAAATTGAACAGTTGATACTTTTTCTACATGAAATGTTGAAATAGAATCATACTCAAAATCACCAGATGAATTACCAAAATTCACAGCATTAAACCCATATCCACTAAATAACGAACTGATTGTTGGTGTTAGAGTAACACCTGCTATGCTACTTAAATCTTCCAATCCTTCATTTGAAAATGAAATATTTGAAGCTGACAATAAATTTTCAAAGACAGTGAAAAAACCAACATTCAAACGACCAGCATTATCCCAATTTATCTTTCCGCTTGCAAGATGCCCGGAACCATCCTTGTTGAAAATTATCTTAGCCAACTTATTTAAAGCATCCTGATAGGTACCTCCAAGCCATATACCAGTATTAACAGCTGAATCACCCTGCAAACCTGCTGTGATAGTTCCACCACTTGAAAGTGCAATCATGGATGCAATTAACCCATCACGCATATTGATAGTTCCATCTACAAACCCTTGATTCAAATCAATTAAGAGCTTATTGCCCTTTATAGTTCCTGTTCTTATAGCATCACCGATAATTTGAGTAGAACCTTTCAATAAAGTAGCTTCTCTCTCTCCATCTATAACACTCGAAACAACAGCATAAGGAAAATGAAAATAACTTGCATCGCTTTCAACATCAATTTTTGTCTGCGAATAGATAACTGTCGATGTTTGATCAGTACGACTGCATTTTAAGTAGCAAAAATATGCTTTTGTATCATCTGTTAGGGTTGTATCAGAACCAGATAAATTCCATATACCATTCTGAGGGGAATCTACATACTTATAGTGTTTTATAGTTCCATTTGTTGAAGTTATTCTATCGGCTACACCACTTACATTGTAGGTAAATTCTACATCCGTATCAAATTGACCACCTTTGTTATAGACAAGAAGCATTTCTGTTTGTACGGAATCAAGAAGCATTAGGAGTTCTTCTGTTGTCCTCCAATTTCTTTTTGATTTAGCAGTATTGGAAAGATCATTTTTTACGATTACACTATTAACTGTTGTTAGTGCTTTTACAATTTCTTGTTTGAAACTAACAGATTGACTTTCTGATAATTCCAATGTATAATTAAACGGTTTGATCCAATCCCGTGTAACAGATTGAATTCGTATGTATTCGTTCAATCCCATACTTGAATTAACCACCTTAACACTATCTCCTGCATTGAAAAAATTAGAAACAGTGCCATAGGTATTCAACTTTCTGAGGAATAACTCATAAATTGACAGCGTATATTTAAATGTTGCATTGCAACCCGATGTAATTTCATCTATTCCTTTTACAAGAAGATTCTTTTCTGCCAAATCAACGTAAGTATTAGGCATTACAATGTCAAGTATGACATATTCATCTCCTACTGAAAACTGAAATGCTGTTGATGATGAATCAGGGTAAACTTGCCCGTTATCATCTGTATAAGATGCAAGAGTAAAACGTTTATCTGAATCTCTATACGTAGCTGTGAATTCGTTACCCGATAACTTACCCGTATTGAAATGTATTTTTGCTGCTGTGCCGGATAAGAGATATTTTGAATTTCCAAAACTATCTTTTTCGTTAATATCAAAATCCATACTTGTGTCATAAAATACAAGAACGTTACCGCTTTCTATGCTTGTTACGGTTCCGGTACGATGCGGTTTTATATCATCATTAGTTATAACCTTTGATATGTGAGATGTAAGACCCTTTAATTGAAGGTAAACCAAACCGGATAAGGTATCATTAACCAATTCTATATTTGAAGGTAAAACAACACCAGACGGTACTGATGTGGGCAATAATAACTTCTTAGAATAGTTTCGATAATCAGAAGCAAGATTATCTGAACTTCCAAAATAATACAACCTTGTAAAGACTGTGTCATTTTCACTATTCGGGTTTTGTTCGAGTTTATACAATCCTTTAGTTTCTCCGATCTCAAACTCATAACTAAGAACATTCCCTATATTTCCAACACTGATAGTGTACGTACCATTCAATTCAATTATCTTAAAGTCAATATCAAAATTATCCTCACTACATACTGTTTGAATTACATCTAAACAATTTGTATCGGTGAAAGAAAAATCTTTACGATCAGTAACAGGAACACTTGTTTCATCCAATATCCAAACAGTCGATCCTTCATTGAAATTTGCACAAGTAACAATTAATCTAAGCATTTCAAGCAGGTTCGCATAATAGTCAACGTTTGTACTTGTTGCTTTGCCGGATATTCCCATATCGAAAAGCACTGCGTTAATCAACTTATATTGAGCACCTTCAAGTGTAACTTCATAAGTATGCTTTAATCCTTCAATTGAATGTACAACAGCTTGTGGTTTATTGATTGAGTATGATTTTCCAAATACAGTTATAGAATCACCTAATTCAAAATCAATTTGAATAGCTGATTCAACGGTCAAACTAAGCGTATCTATTCCCCTAAGAGCTGTTTTTTGTTCAGCCTTAGTGGTCCTTATGTATGGAGAAGTTCCATGCAGTACTTTAATTCCACCAATAACCTTATTTAGAATAATATATCCCATTGATCTTTACAATTTGTATAAGTAAAAGAATTTATTTCCTCAATATCACCTATCATTAATATTTGATTTCCCGCACCTATATTTTTGGATAACGAAACTGTCCCAAACAAATCTCTATCGTAAGTTCCATCACCCCAAGAAACGGTTATCATTTTATCAGTAACAAAATCCAGCGTAACAACACCTCCCTGACTAACAAGAACTCTTTTTACGGGGCAATTTTCAATTAGATGCAAACTGAATTTTGCAAGGTTCTTTGAAGTATTAAAATCAGGTGTAGCATCATCGGATTTTTGTCGAATAACCTCATACGGTAGTTTCAATCCATTTTCTGCATACACTGTTAGCCTATGTGTACCCGGAGCTTTGAAGATTGACGCGATAGAGGATATACTTCTTACAACTTCAAGCCGTTTTCCCTTCGCATAACAGTTCAACACGATTTCTTTTTCTTTGTACTTAATAGGAGAAAGCATATCATACATTTTACCGTGAGATTGGTTGTCATCTGAAGACAAACGTTCTTTTTCTTCAAGAAGACTTACTAATCCCGATACTGTAGAAACTATGATCCCTATTTGATCAAAATTTATTCCATCGATATTGAATAATAACTTGCTCATAATTGACGAACTTTTAATGACGTTCTGTCTTCTTGTTCAATCACCTCATAGGTTGAATCATCACAAACATAAATACGAAGCATTCCATGTTTTGACAGATGAATTTTTGCATGAGACGAATGACGTAAAATAACCTCCGAAATAGTGTAATTATCTACCACTATATCACAATTTGAACTCCCAGTAAGTACAACCCTGCCAACATTCTTAATGATTGATTTTTCATTGTAGAAAAACCCATAAGAACGAGCAACGTCTCGAATGTGGTTGAAATGCTTTTCGACAAAATCGATAGCTGGAAAATGTTTCTTTGCAAGTTCAATTTTATAATCAAACATCATTTGCATAAGATAACCGAACGAATTAACGTTATCCAAATCTTTACGACTTTGACGACAATGCCCTTCTTTTTTCAATATGTTCTTTAGTTCGCTAATCATTAGAATAGTCCTTTAGCTCTCATTAAACCACTATCAGTTTTAAGTAAATTATTCATGTCCTTCAACTCACTTACTGTATTGGCCGTATTTGTATCAATGCTGTTCAAAGTGATAAGCATTGAACGATTTACTTTTAATCCTTCTTCCTGAGCAGTCGCAAAGCGATCATTCGATAGAATGATATTTGTAAGCCTACCTGCAATTATACCGGCTGTTTCTTCGGAGGTTCCTTGTATAGCTCCTTTGGTTGAGTTGGTTGAAGATGAAGTATCAAACAACCAATTCATTTGATTTAAAACAGAAGCATAATCTTGTCCAAGAGCTTGTGTATTAGTTTTGAACTCTTCAAGAGCTGCTTGTGCTTCCGGGGTATTTAAATTCAATTCAGTCCAACTACTTGAAGTGGATGAAGATTGCAATTTTGCAATTTGATCTTCATAATCTTTGATTTGAGAAGCAAACATTGATTTTGATAAGTTTGTTTTACTTAGCTCATTGATTTTTGCCTGTAATTCAGCTATCTTATCAACACTTCCATCATTTGTTTTTACAACTATTTTGTTTTCAAGAGTATCAAGAGCTTCTTGAAGAGGCTTTTCTAATAATTTTGTTTCTAACCATTGCTTAACTATATTACTTACAACGTCTTTACTTTTTTCCTGAATAACATCAAAAGCATCTGCACCAGAAGCAACAGCATCAAATATTGCAGAACCAAGAGTAGAAGCAAAATCTTTGCCGGTAGTGGTCATTATCTTTTGAGACATAGCATCAATTGTATCATTGATACTATCAGAAACTGTTTGTAACTGACTTTTAATGTCATCTATTTGTGACTGATCCTTTTTCTTTCCTGATTTAGATTCTGCAAGTGCAAGTTCCTGTTCTAATTCTGCTTTTTGTAGCTTGAGATTATTGATTACACTTGCTTGATCCTTAAGATAATCTTCACCAAGTGCTTTATCAACTGCTTTCTTCAATTCGTTATATTCAACTTCTAAATCTTTAACTGCTTGTTGATGCTCTTTGATTGACTTCTCTATCTTCCGATCTTTTCCACCGAAAATCAAATCAATACCGGATGAAATAACACTTATACTTCCTTGAACAATTGCAAGAGGATTACCCGTAGCAATACCTTGTGCAAGTTGTGATGCTCCTTCTAATATCCCCCCAATGTCTCCGATGATTGCTTTGGTGTTATCATCCATTGCAACCCCCATCTTATCCATCCCATTAACAACTGAGTCAAATGTCCCTTTTACAAGATCAATAGAACTGGCAGCATCTCCCGCTATTTTTTTAACGGATGCCTTTTTTTCTTCGTCTGTAGTAGCTTTTGAATAATCCTTTATGTCATCAATCAAAGACTTGAAAGGATTGCTTTTGGACATTTGGTCTCCATTTTCCTTTGTCTTTTGCTTTAATTCATTAAATACTGACTCTGTAATTTTTACAGACTTCTGGATTGTATTTCCCTCACTGTCTTTGGTATCGACAATTACAGAATATGAAATGCTTCCCGTGGAATCAGTGCTTTTAGTCGCACTGTCTAACATCGATTTTACTTTATTATTCAGCCCCCTTAAAGAATCATATCCGACATTCGACAAGTCCCCGAACAGTTGATGATATAAAGATGTTTGCTTTAATACATTATCTCCTAACAAAGTAAGCTCTTGGTTGTATCCATCCTCTCGTAATTTTATAGCATCCGAAGCAGCTTTGCGCTGTTCGTCAGTTTGAGCCGAAACCAATGATGCGGATAAAATTCTAATATCACTATTATACTGATCTTGTACATCCAACATCTGTTGTTGGATAGATTTGTATTTGTTAAGAAGATCGTCCAAATTCTTTTTGGAGGTTTCAGCTATTGTTTTATCAATCTGATTTACAGCTTTTGTTTTATCTTCTGTAGATAAATTTGTTTTCCCACTTTGAATGTCTTCTTTTTTCTTGGCCAGTGCATCGAGATATTCACCTGTAGTTTTTGATTCCTCCTTTAATTTGGTTAGGTCATCGGTAAACCGCTCAAACGGATTTTTAACTCCATTAATCGCTTGTAAAGCGGTTGTGATTTTATTGAAGTTTGCTACTTGTTCGGTGGTGGCTGTACCTGAATCAATGATTTTACCAAGCTTCTCGTGTTGGCTTTGCAGGTATTCAGTATAACTTGCTCCACCTTTCAGTAAAGCTGAATATTGCTTATCTGCTGCTTCTTGACCAACCAGAGAAATATAACGATAATACTCATCATATTGACTTTTCTTATATGTAACTTCTTCATCAAAAGACCTAAATGTGAGTTCTTTAATTTTTTGTTCGGAATCACTTATTTTAGGAGTAATATCTTCACCTTTTTTATTGGTGTACTTTCTAGTTATAGAATCGTAAGAAGTGGCTGATTCTTTGAGGGTCTTAGCAAGTTTATGATAATACTCAAGCGTGCCCTCCACGACTTTGTGAACAGTTGAATGATGTTTTTCTACAACTCCGGTAAGGGTTGAATAATCGGATTTTAATTCTTTGATTTTATCCTGTTGAGCTTTGATTTCACCAATAGTTGCAGTAGAACCTTTAGCCCTCATTTGCCTTAACCTATCCTCAGCTTCCTTTGTGGAGTTCACATTCTCATCCGTGCGTTGGCCTACTGTTTGTCCAGCTGTTGGATTAAGTACGGATAGTCCTTTTATCTTTCCATCTATCGTATTTAATTGGGTTAATATCGCATTAAAACTCATTTGTTCAACAGCAGACTTAAATCCACCCCACGAGTCAGTTATATCAACATTCTTTTTTCGGGTCTTTTCAAGTTCGGTTTGTTGTTCTTGAAGATTCTTTTTAATGTCGCTGTAATAAGCCAATTGCTCTGTTATTGGGGTATTTGCCTCCCATTGAGCCTGTTTTAGTTTCCCAATTTCCTCCCTTAATTGTTGTGTTGTTTTAACAGCGGTATCATAATCGCTACTTGAAATTGGATTGACTGTAGTTGCTCCATTTGGCATTTGCTCAGGAACAAAACTATCATGCTTTTGCATGATGTCTATTTGAGATTGAGCCTGTTTTTCTTTCTCAATTAGTTTTTGATTCTCAAGTTCTTGGTTTATTTTTTTTTGAAGCTCAACAGAGTTCATTTTTTTGACCTGTTCTGCATCCATGTTGGCAAATATAGATGGATATAGCTCTTGTAGTTTTTGTAAAGCTTCTATCTTTGTTAAATTTGTAGATGTTTCACTCTGTATAGACTGTACAAGCGTGTCTGTTTTTGATTTTTGTTCGTCAATCTTGGAGTTGACAGATGAATTCATTTCATCAATCCGTTTCTTGGAATTTGCAGCAGAATCAGTAGCCTTCACATAGGCAATTAATCCAACAACAAGTCCGGCAAGTGCCATTGCTCCTAATACGTAAGGATTAGCAAGCATAGAAGCGTTAAGGGCTAATTGAGCTTTAGAAGCGGCAGAAGCGGCAACAGCTTGTAAGCCTTCAGCTGTTGTGAGTGTAATCGTTGCTCCCGTATTGCCAATATTGGCAAGCATTTGTTGAACGGCAATTTCTCTTTGTATTGCGCTAACCACATTAACGGCTATCACAGCAGCTTTATAAGCTCCGTAAACAATAACAAGCCCGCCGATTATGTCAAGTACCTCTTGATAGTTTTCAACCAACGAGGTTGCACTCAAAATCATTCCAGAAAGTGCACCGTCATTGCTTTCTCCCATCTTATTGAGCATTCTATCCCACGCATCGTGAAGGTTGCTTAATTCGCCCGTAAGGGTTTTTGATTGTTTTTCCATCAGGTTATAGAACATTCCCCCTGAATTGGTTAGGTTTTGTACTACTTGCTGAACTTGCGGAAACCCAATCTTCCCGCTTTCCACCATTTTGGAAATTTCATTATCTGCAACTCCCATTACTTTGGCCAGTTCGTGAATCATTGGAATACCGGCTTCGGTAAATTGGCGCATATCGTCTCCCTGTAGCTTTCCTTTGGCTTTAACCTGACCGTAAGCTAATATCAGTCGATCAAGTGGAACAGAGACACCCGCTGAGATGTTTCCAAGGCGTATAACGGTATCGTTTACATCTTCGGCGGCTACTTGGTAAGCAAGAAGTTGTTTTGCTCCACTTGCAACCTGAGTAAGTGTGAAAGGGGTTTTAGCGGCGGTGTCAACGATTTGAGCCATTAACTCATTGGCTTTCTCTTTACTCCTAAGCATAGTGGAAAATGCAACGTCTAATTGTTGAAATTCACCACGAACATTTACGAGTTGAGAAACAAATGATTGCATTGCCTGTAT